CTAAGCAATCAGAGATACTTGTATGATTAAACCATGGTGCATCTTTCGATATTCCCATAATATTATCATCTCCATAAGTCATTAAATTCACGTGTTGTTTGAAAGTCTTACATGTCTTTTTCGGATTTGCCAAAGTGTATGCATATCTCATATATAAAGAATTTACCAGACAGTTAATAATAACTGTTAAAGGATGTCCTGAAGGGTTTGAACCAAAAAATTGAATCAAATCTCCATTGAAATTCTGATATGAGAAAGCAACATCATATGCCAAACATTTCATGATTTGCAGATCTTTATCGGTGAAATTTCCACTCTTTTTACAGAGAGATATGATAATTTTAAATGCAGATAGTATAAATACTGCTGACATTTTCTTATCAAATTTCGCGAAATCACCCGCAACCATTCTATCATCTCCAAATTTCGTTAAGTATTCATACAAGTGTTCCCAGGAGGAGCATTGGGCAATTAAGCCTGGCGCTCCTTCAAAGGTGAACTTGTTAGATTGCATTAATCGAATGAAGGAGAGATAATGAATACGCGCAATGATAAGCCAGGGAAAACTGGCTCCAGCGAATACACGAGTTTTACCAATTTCTCGCTTTGCATAAGTCACGGGTTCATCTTTCAAATGACCACTGAAAACAGGTGCAGCGGGCTGATTATTGGCTAGTCTTTCATTCATTTCGTCCATGAGATCGCGAATTTCTTTAGTAATCTCCACAGGATGATCTAGATCATGCGCTGGGGGTATACTTTCGAGATAGTATCTTTTGGGTTTATTGTATGGAAAACCAGATGATGTGTTTGTCACAATCTTGTCAACATACTGCACTCCTGCAGCACCATTGACAGCTGTGAATTCATCATACTTGTGTAACATGTTGAGATCTTCTGAGCTCAATGAGTCAAGAACATCTTGTATCATATTGTCAGTACAGTCATCAAGAATTTGTGTGTCAATAATTGTTGGTATATACAAAGAATCCAACAACGCGTATCGCCAACATCGGTAAACAAAAGTATGTTGAGTGAATTTAATCTTGTAGACGTTCAAAAGCATACTTTAAACAATAATTC